GCTGTTAGCTAACCAATTGCAGCTTGAGCTGCAACTACACTTAATACTAAAGAATTAATTAGTATTTTCATACCTATTGCGACAAGTAAGATTCCAAAGACTCTTTCCATAATAGTGATGCCTACAACACCTAATTTTCTTTGAATCCAGGGTGCAGTCTTCAAGAATACATAAATCATTATAGCATTTAAAATAATACCTAGGATAATTTCAATATTACTTAGATCTTGTGTCAACGACATAATAGTTGATAATGTACCAGGACCTGCAATAATAGGAAATGCTATTGGAAATATAGTTGCTGACATTGGTTCAGCCGTAGATTCTGATTCGATACCTAATACCATTTTTACTCCAAAATATAGAAGTAGCATTGCGCCTGCTAAGGCAAAATGAAACGTTTCTATTCCTAAAAGTCTAAATAAGGTTTGTCCTACAAATAGAATAGAAATCATAATAGCTGTTGCTATTATTGTAGATTTTAAAGATTCTATTTCACCATTCTCTTTACGTAGTTTGATGATTAGTGGTACATTACCTGGCATATCTATAACAGCAAACAGTGTCAAAAATACTGTTAATACATTTAATATAAATTCCATAAAGCGTGTGTTATCGTATTATAGGGTTCTCCATCTACGTCTATTAGACCATTGAACTTTCTTAGTTCTGCCTAACATGCTATAAGCGCCTACTTTCTGGTTGAAGGCATTTCTTTCGGTGTTAAGTTGTGTATTACCGTTTGGTTGTTCTGTACTCATTACTTGATTCTTTTTCTTAATTCACTCGAGGACCAATTATGATCTCGACTATTATATATTATTTTAATTCCTCTTTTTAGACAGATGTCTTTTGCTGTAAAATCCCTAGTCTCATATTCATCTCCAATGATTCTACAATCTAGTTTAAAAGACATAAAAATATCTTCTAAATCCCCTTCAGTTGTATAAGGTACTATCTGATCTACCCATTTACAAGCATTAACTTGAACCCATCTTTCTACTACAGATTGAATAGGTTTATTCTTTTCTGGTCGATCGATTGTAGGATCTGTTTGTAATGCAATAATTAGATAGTCACAATGTTGTTTTGCCTCTTCTAACATTTTAACATGACCTGCGTGAAATAGGTCAAATGAAGAACATGTAATTCCTATTCTCATTTCTTTTTCTTTTGAAATAGTGGTATTGTAACTGTGACTACAGCTCCTCCCATCATAGTGGCTAGAACATCTCTACTCTCTACCGTACCACCAGTTTTATTATCATATAATTCTTTTAATATACCGACTGAAATTGATGTTAACATTCCTGTTATTTGAGCTCTTGATTTATTACCATGTCTTTTATATGACCAATGATAGCCCACGGTGCTAGCCACCATACCTGCTGCAAAATGTATCTGTTTGTCTTTCTCTTGTAAAATAAAATTCTGTCCAACCATATTCGTTGTTAACATAAATAGAATTATTAAAAAGAAGTGTCTCATCGGTTTGCTCTCTGGTTTTTTGATTTAAATCTAGTGCCTTCGCTATTCTTAGCGTGTTTTGTCTTTCTACCTTTAACTCTTTCTCTCCACATTTTAAATGAAGATTCTTTCATGTTAGCCCTCATTAATTTTCTAACATCATTCTCTTTAAGGCCAAATTGGAATTCAATGGCTTCAAATGGAGTTCTATCTTCCCAAGCCATTTCAATAATTCTATCAATTTGTTCTCCTGTCATTTCCACGGTAACATTGTTATGCCTATTTTATTAAATATAAATTCAAAGATGATTATGAATGTAATTCCACCTACTATTTGCCATGCCCAGAATTTCCATCCTGTTAGACCTTCTTGCCATTTACGGAATCTACTCTTTTCAGCCAACTTGTATAGACCTAACTTAGTATTGATTTTATCTGCCCACCAACCCATATCGAATAGGTTACCAAACATTATTAATAGCTTTCTTAATAGTTTCATAATATTAATATCCCTTTCGGTTAGGCTCAAATTTTACTTATGAATATTTTCTGGTGAATCTTTACCTTGACTAGGATCTTGCATTAATGATATATATTCATCTATTAATCTAGATAGAGCTTCAGGTTTATCGTCTGCTTTAAACTTAACTTTAATTTTAGCCATACCATTGCTAGTAACTCCTGCGTGTTTACATGGAGCACCTGAATCTACTTGAATGCCTTTTACATTATGAGAATATCCCTTCTTTTTAAAGAGACCCAACAAAGACTTTTTTAAATCAGAAACATCTTTTGGATTATCTCCAAATACTAACTTAGCCTGGAAATCTATTTCTAACTCGTCAAGTCCAATAGAAGAATGATCGGCTAAAACAAATACCGGAATTGACATTTCCTTCGCGCCTATTTTGAAAGTCTTTACAATTGGACTTCCGTCATCATTAAAATAATTACGAAGTGCATTAATATGTTGTCTCTCTGAAATACCCTGAGATACCATTGCTGCTTCTAGAAGTCCTGCGACTAATTCTTCTACGTTTAATCTTGCCATTGTTGTTTACTTAAGTTACTAATTATACTTTTAAATGCACATTTGTTTCAATACAAAAAAAGCCCTCATGTGAGGGCTTTTTAAATTCGTTTGTTAACTTCTAATTACTTAGGTGCTACAGGAGACTTCTTAGTTGGAGCTACTGGAGTAGGATCCATCATACTAACTAATGCATCAGATAGCTTTAACATACCTTCCGTTGCAGGTAATTGTTCAGCATGAACTTTTACATTATATTTAGCTGAATTATCAGTCTTTCTTGTATTCTCTTTAGAAGATGAAACTTTACCGGCCATTGATGCCTTAAATTTCATTCCCCACCATCCACCTGAAGCAGATGCAGACATAGAAGCCTCAGAGGCTGATTTGTCTACAGAAACATCAGAAGTTTGAACTTCCATATTAAATTCAATATCAGCACTTGTTACTGCTAATGAAGGTAATGGTACTAAAGGTAACATTGGTACTTTTGCGTAGTGCTCTTCCCATGTCTGCTCTCCAGTATCTGGGTTTGTCATTACTTTATTAATTTGAACATCTAGTGCTCTAGTTTCACCATCAATAAAGGCTACTTCATTAATATATTTCCATGTTACTTCGTTAAGTTTTGCTTGACCTTTTGCCATACCGACTAAAGGTGAAACAATAAGGTCTTCGATTGGAAGCCCTTTAAATTGATCTGCTATTCCTGCCATTTTTGTAAATTTTTATTTAAGTTATACATAGTATATATCAAGCATAATATAGAAATATGTTATTCTTATATCAGTTTTTGCTTGTTCTCTCCGAATGTAGCAATACCACTATATTTGTCTTTAATTTTCTTAATATCATTAATTGCAGTAGTTACTTCGTTCTGCAGCTCTTTTGGAACTTCAAAGTTCATAACCGACAGACATGTCGGGCATTGACAGATAGGATTTTGCATTAACCATTGTAAGTCAACATGTAAGGGTGTTCTACAAACTGGACAGGGTAGTGGCATTTTAAATTAATCTCTTGTATGCCCGGAGACCATTGATTTATGATCTAATTGTTCAAATAGATCTTTATGTGTAGCAAGAGCATTTATTGTTTTAACCGGGTACATTTTTTCAATATCAGGCCTTCTATGCTTCATATAAGTAGCTGTAATAAACTCATCATTAATGAATAAGTTCTTTTCTAGATTATAGTCTACTAATTTTTGTGCTCCTATGTTAGTTAGTATATAAGAATGCATGTTATAGTGCAACCCTGGTATACAATAGGTTTCATTCAATTTAACATCGTCATCGTAATTAAAAGACCATCTACCTAGTGTTAGGTAATCCCATACAAAAGGCCATTTAGGATCTGGCTCTGGAATATCTTTAAATTGCATACCATTTACTGGCTGAAAATCTTCTTCTAAAATAAGGGCTCTTTCTACTCCTTCATCTGCAATAATTTTCCAGGCATTAATATGGCTTAAAGTACATCCGACTTCTCCAGTCTGTACTGGCATTTGCCAAAATTTATTCCAGCTATTTGAGATTCCCCATTTTTCATATACCCCTACACCTTCTGGAACTTCATCAGTATATGCATTATGTCCTTTTAATACTACAAATGGAGTATTAGGCTCAAATCCTGCTAGTTCTAACCTTGATACTATATTGTCTATTTTCTCTTGCGTATGGTTTATCGCCAATACATAAATCTTGTCTACCTTCATAAACGTACTATCCTATAATTAAAGCAAGCCCATAACCTATTAAGAACGATAAGATCAAGATCCATGAAATGCCAGATAGCTTTTCATTATTTTCTACTTGTCGTTTAGATCTTCCTTGCCATTCATTAGAATCCCATTCTCTGGTCCTTGCTTTAAATACCTCGGGTTTATTTTTACTCATAGTTTCTTTTTTGTAAGTTGCCATAGTGAATTGTATTTATCTATATAATGTTTATACAGTAAAAGCACTATTTGTTTCTATTTTAAACCTGAAGGTAGTCAAGGAGAGACTTGAACTCTCATGTAACCAATTACTCTTTCAACAAGGTATAAGCTTGAGGAGATACTTGACTATGTCTTAGTACACCCGATAGGATTCGAACCTATGGCCTACGCATTAGAAGTGCGTTGCTCTATCCAGCTGAGCTACGGGTGCATATTTAGTACCGCTGGGCGGGCTCGAACCGCCACGGACATTACTGTCCATTGGATTTTAAGTCCAACGTGTCTACCAATTCCACCACAGCGGCATTAGTACTAAATGTAGATGTCAATTTGTTCTTTGTGATCAGGCTTCGTTAAGCCGTAGAACTGTGTGTGATAGTTATACTAGTTAGTTTTTAGATTGTTTCTTTTTAGAGAAGAGTAAAGCAGGGATTGGTGAGTGCCTATATGCAATGTGTAATAGAAGAAATATAACTTCGATGTACATATAAAATGCAAACATTTCCGGAATAGAATAACACTCTTTAGAAAAGGTAAGGAAATCAATCATGTGTATTAGTTATTAGGTACAGTACAAATATACGACGAAAAAGTGACAATAAAAAGTTTAGAGGTAACTATTTTGTTAAAAATTTGTAGTATCTTCTTTTCGGTATTTTGCATTATGTTCTACTAGTTTTTCAACAGCTTCTTCTGCCGTATCTACAATTCTAAATAGATCAAAATCTTTCTGACTCATCCTACCAGTAGCTGCTACAGTTTCTTGCAACCAGTCTACTAAGCCGCTCCAGTATTTTTTGCCGACTAAAAGTATCGGGAATTCAGGTGCATGTCCAGTCTGTGCTAAAGTCATTACTTCAAATAATTCATCCATAGTTCCCATGCCTCCTGGAAAGACTACAAAGGCCTGTGAATATTTTGCAAACAATACCTTTCGCGTAAAGAAGTATCGGCACTCAATACCTAGATCGACATACGGGTTCATACCGGCCTCAAATGGCAACTCAATACCAACACCAATAGATTTACCTCCTACTTCCTTTGCACCTTGATTAGCAGCCTCCATGATACCAGGGCCTCCGCCTGTGATAACTCCAAAACCTTCGTTTGCAATTAATCCACCAAACTTCCTAGCCTCTTTATACCACTTGTTACTTTTAGGTGTTCTTGCACTTCCGAATACAGAGATACACTTATATAATTCATTTAGTGTATCAAATCCTTTTGTGAATTCTCCCTGTATTCTTAGTATCTGCCAAGCATCTTCCGACTTCTTATTCATCTTACTCATTATTAAATAGATCCTGCAATGATTGCTTTACCTCTACGGATTCTGTTTTTAACAGTCTGTAATGGTAATTCGTATTTAGATGCAATATCTTCATACTTCATGTTATTAAGTAGTCTATCTTCTAGAATACCTCGATACATTGGCTTAAGATCATTAATACCTTTAAGAGCCATTTCATATCTGTTCATTAATGCATCATCTTCATCAAGCCATTCTTGTTCTGATTTGTGTTCCATTTCTACAAGTAAATCTTTTGCAGATGTTCTAGCATAATATCTAGATACTTCAATACCGGAATCTTTTAATGCATCAATAGATCTTTTCTTGTTTCTTTGACGGATCCAACCTAAAGATTCGTTGAATGCGATTCTATATAACCATGTAGTGATTTGATATGATGGATCATACTGATCAATCTTAGTCCACATTTTAGTTAGAGTATTAGTTACAATATCATCTTTAGCTTCATTGTCTTTTACAACATTATAGACATAGTTTTCTAGTCCTGGTTTGATTTTATCATAAAGGATTTTGTAGTCTTTTTCTGATTTAGATGCAACGAAGTTTTCTGCTAATTCTCTGTAGGTTACTTTTTTTGTTTTTGACATGTATTCTTTTTTTAAGGTTTGTTTTAATTACTGTACTAATATACGAAAAATAATTGACATAAAAAAATGTTTTGGCAATTATTTTGCTGTTAGTAGTATTATTACATACTTTCTAACAAATTTACATTAGAATTCAAAGTTTTCTTGAATTTCTTTGACAAGAATTTGCATTTGCTTCTTATCAAGAGTAATATGTGTGAAAAAGTCGTCTTGTTGCCTCATTGTTAATTGAAGTTTCATACCTTCTTTACCTCCACTGAATCTGGTTAGTGACATCTCAGTGTTTTCCATTTCATTTGTCTTTTGACTGTGAAATTGGCCCTTAAGTGATTTTAATTCTGTTGACATAGTTAATAGTTTTAATTACAGTACTAATATACGAAAAATAACTGACATAAAAAAATTATATGGCAGTTATTTTGTAAAAGTTATTAACAATTTTAAAAATCTTTGAAAATATCTACAACTTTGTGCAGTTCTTGAGGTTTGTGGCCCCATAGATCGGTAGAAGCATTAATTATTTTCTTTTTAGGATCTGATTTAAAGGATTTAGCCGGGTAACCAATGATTGAGAACCATTTCTTATTTTTACCTGGCCATGCGCCTAATGGATAATATGAAAGAGATACTTGATTTTCTGTATCTGTTTCAATGCACTTAATAATATCAACACCTGGCCTGAACATCTTTTTTTCATACAATTGTTCTATTGCTTGATCGTGTTCGCCTAAGCATAACAAGATAGTACCATTTAATCTTAATAACGCCTCTTGTGCAGTTTTAGGATCGTGAGCAAAATTACCTAAATGATATACAGTATCATCTTTAGTAACTGTTTCATTCCAGTTATTAATCAACGTGTCTGTCATTTCAGTAACGTCTTTAAAATTTCTGTTATATTTTTTAATTGCTCCTGGTCTACCTAATTGTAGATTTGATGTTACGAAAACTTTACTCATTCTAAGCTACTATAAATTTAATATTGTAATTATCCCAAAGTTCACCAGTTAATGATAACTCGTTAACTCCTCCTTGTGCGTTTTGAATTCTCTTGTCATCTGATATGTCTACAAAAAGATAAAGTACAAAATCATAGTGCGTTGCGTAAATCATTGATTGACCAATGCCGGCTCTAAGATCTGATCCTCTTTTTCCTTTTTTAAACTCGATAGCAATTTTAATACCATTCATTTCAACTGTCATATCTGGTCTATTTCTAGTTCCCATGAAGAGGATGTGTGATACTGTAGTATTCACATCACCTTCCCAGTTGATTGAAGATTTTACGATTTCTTTAGCTTTTTCTTTATTATCCTCACCTTCAGAGACTACATAATTTGTTAGGTCTCTTACAAGGTGTGGATAAATAAATTGTTTAATCTGATCTTCAGACTTCTTCTTGTAATTTAATGTACCGAAAATATCTTCATGTGTGATAGCTTCAGAAATTAAATCTAAAAATTCTATTCTCTTTTGAGACTTACTTGCTTGTTTCATTTGTCGCGGTTTCTGCTTCTACTTCAACTGGCTCAGCTGTTTGAATTTGCGTCTCTAATTCAGCAAGTTCTTTATGCATCTCTTGAATGCTTGTATTCATTTCTGCTAATTCAGTCATAGCCTTCGATACAGTTTCACCAACATGTGTTAACATGATAATAAACTTCCTAGCAGCTTCAATACCCGTTCCTTCTACATTTAGAAGTGCTTGGTATAATGCATTTAATTCATGTCCTCTAAGGGTAATAATTGTATCAGTGCTATCCGAAGATAATAATTCCTTGTTTTGCTTTTTAAGCTGATCATATAATGTTACAATCACTGCAGCATTAGAAGTTTTCCAGCCATAGCCTTTATTTAAATGGTCCATTAATGTTTTAACCATCTTCCTATCATCAAATTGAATATCGAATGTTTTTTCTGCTGCTTCAAGTTGTGCTGCATCAACCTTTTTAGAAAGGTCTTGTTTTTGTTTTGTAAGAGTCTTGCTCATAATATTAATTAATTAGTGTAGTTTATATATTGTGTTTTAAAAATCGTCATTAGTGATATGTAAATCATAATCCCTAAAGTTTTTGAATTGTTCATCATCTGTATTCATTCTCCTAACGATAGAATCATTTAAATCATTTCGATGTTGTAATCTTTCTACTCTAGACATTCTAGATGGATCTAAATAAATAACCATACATTGGTCTCTATATTTTTTAGGTAAAATATCTAATCCATCTTTTGACATAATCATTACATCCGATTGATTAAAATCTTCTTCAGTTTGCCCGTAATACCAACCGTTAAATTTCATATATTCAATAAATGCTCCAGATGCTATCATAGCTTCAAACTTATCTACTGATATAAAATAATAATCCTTTCCGTCTACTTCGTTTTCTCTCGGAGTTCTGGTAGTATGGCTAACTCCTGCTTTAAATCCCTTTGAGGATAATCTTGTCTTTAGATGGTCTTTACCTGCTGCTGCTTTTCCTACTAGGATTAATTTCATAGTTCTTATACTGGGTTTTTGGTTTTTGTTTTTGTTTTTGTTTGATCTTTCCTTAAGTCTCTTACCACGTCTTTTCGAACTGTTTCTAAATATTGTTCTCTCTTTTTATTAGATACAAACGGCACAGACCAGAATTGTTTGCATTTTGTCCATAATGATAGTCTCCATCCGAATACAAATGTAAATACTCCCATAACTAATCTTAATTTAGGTGAGTTTAAATAAAGAGTCCTAACAGGTAGTGCAGGAGCTCCATGTGTAATGTATGTTCTTACCTTTTTATCGCTTAGAAATGGCTTAGGATAAGCATACGGGCCTACCACTGGCACAAATTGATATGCATACCCTGGAGTTAACACTTCATCAAAGAAAATCTCCATTCTAGGCGTTAATCTAAACCACCAAACCGGAGAGATAAAGTAGATACGATCTGCCCATTGAACTAGTTCTTTATATTTTTTAATAAGATCTGTTCTTGGCCTAGCAAAACTATCACTATATAATTCAATACACTCTACTTCATTTAAATACCCTGGAGTATTTAAAAGAGTTTTCTTAAGAGTTCTATAAATACCATTGTAACAGAACGATCCTTCGTCTGGATGTCCGATAACTATTAGGTTTTGCATTCTTTCCTTCTTACTCATAAAAATTTCTTAAATTGTGTTTCTTCTCTCTTTCGAGCTTGTTCTAATTTCTTTGCGTGATATTCTCTTGCATATTGTTCCATGATTTTACTCAGTTGAGTGTAATGTGAAAATGCATCACTATCAACAGCCAAGTCTGGCCATTCATTCTTATTTAGCCAATCCGTTGCGCTCATATAAAAAATCTTTTAAATCATCTCTACTTGTTGGTACATCATCCCATTTCTTATGATACCAAAATGTTCTACCATTTCTATCTTTTCTCTTTGCCATGTGCTCATTGCCATAACATAACATAAAGCGTTCCTGGATAGACTCGTCTCCAAATGGATTATCCCAATCCTTAATGCTTCCACCGCCCTTAGCATACGCTAAAAGTGGTATATCACGGCATAGATCTAATAGCTTAGGGTATCTTGCAAATTGCATGCCGGCTGGTAAGAATGGATCTACATCTCCGGCTCTGAAAATGATTTCAGCTCTTAGGTAATTACCAATGCCATTAAAATATTTCTGATCCATTAACATTTCATAGAGTGGTTTCTTAAGCTTAGTCAAGTTAGTCATGACATTTTTCCAGAACTCATCATATTCTGTCGTTGGATCTGGTCCTCTGTTTTCTGACCATACTAAACCTTGTTTCCATTTACCAAAACGCCTGACATCTACAAATGATAATGTAGTTCCGTCTTTACGATAAAATTTAAGATGTGCATGTTTTGCTTCGTCACCAGAATTAGTAAGTTTAAAATGACCGGACATTCCCATCGTAATTCTAACTGTAATAAATTGATCTGAATGTTCATCTAAAAAGTAAAGTACCATTTCTTTACCTTTTGATTTAGCCTTGATTTTAAATGATTTAAATGGAATATTAAGGTCTTCACATTTATGTACTGGATTCTTTTCTACTCTAAGATAAGTTGCTCCTTCTGAAACTTGATTTACGTAGTCTGATGTGAACTTGAGTTCCGCTAACTCTGGCATAATAGTGTGATTTAATAGTTATACCTTATCGGGTATAATTGTTTCACTATCGGTACATTCTATACCCTCTGGGGTATAATTCCAAGAGTCTTCCCAATAGATGTATTCTGGTTTATGCAAGCTCATAGGCCAATTCAGCTTCCGGGTCATTAATAACATTGAGGATAATAGGTTCAGGTGCTCCAGCTAGCTGTAGGATGTGTGTTAAGCGGCCAAACGCGCCAGCCCTGCATAATCCGTTAACTCCTTTTGACATGTCATTAGGATCCCTTAAAATAGACGATACGTGCATGTGTATAAAACCTATTTCACTTAGGTTAGAATAGTCTAGTATTAGTGGTTTTTCAGAAATTATATTCATCTTCATAGTCTTCCAGATCTTCCATCGATCTGATATTCTTAAAATTAATTTTAGGCTCTCTATTGTGTTGTTTGCGCTTCTTAAATTGTAACGCTTTTTTACGACTTTCGTCGGTGTCCGGGGCCGGCTCAGGCTTTCTAGACTTCTTCATTAGAAAATTGGTTTGGATTTAGTCTTCTGTTGGAGGGGTAAATTTAGTATCTCTGTATTCCCAGCTGTCACCTGTTGCTGGAGTATTAAGAGTATCTGTTGAACACCATATTGGAGGTGGTGTTGTATTCGGAGTATCGTAATACGGGTACGGAGTATACATTGGAATATTGATGGTTTCGTTCTTTAGTAGAACTACGGCTTCTTCAGCTGTGATTTGCTTTTTATCTAATAGTCTTTGTACGATGCTTGCTTTTGTCATAATAAATATTACATTAATGGTCCTGCACTACAGCTATGAATCGCAGCTTTCATTCTCTGTTCTTCTAGCCACTGTAGGTATTTCCAAAATCTTTTAATTCTTTTCATATTAATTTCCCATTTGATAATCAGAAGGGGGTAGCTCATTTAATAGACTACCAGGTGCTGTAATGTTTTCAACCATTCCGGATTGTTCAAACTTAATTTTTCCAACAGCTTCCAATGGATCTGTGTATTTAGCGTATTCGAAACTACCTTTAATATGTTCATTAAGTGCTTTACCTTGAGAATCTGCTAAATTAAATTTATTCCAAGTTTCTACGTCAACTGCTTCATAGACATAAGTTGCCCATTTAAAAACTACTGTTAGTGTTTGATCAGTAACGTCGTATGTTGCTGAATTAATAGTTGAACTCTTGTAATGTGATGTGGTACTTGTTATCATAAATTAATCTGTTTAGTACTTATACGTAAGTTTTACAAATAGTTTATTACTTATGATCCGAGTCCGTCTGGTAAGTTGTTAATTTTAACACCTTTGCTAGTTAAGATTCTAATTAATCTATTAATATCATCCGAGCTATTACCACCGCCACCATCTCCACGTATGCCGTCTGCAACACCACCAACTAATTTACCTGGTAGGCTAGCTAATTCTGATAATATACCTCCTTGAGCATCTTGAGACTCTCCAACTGATGTTTGGAATTCCATTAGAATATCTGCTAAACGTTGCATTGCTACTTCTAAAGACTCTCCCATTGCTGCAAGTATATCTGCTGGTTCTCCACCTTCTGAAAGAACACCTAGTGCTTCAAACATTTTTCTAGACTCTACTAATTTATTATAGTCTATTGCATTTATCCCGGCAGAGATCTGAGGGAATGCAGTGGCTCCCATTGTAAGAGAGTTTCCGATTGTACTCCAAAGTTCTGTTTGTGCGTTGTAACCTGCAATAGGTCTTAAGAATCCAACATCACCGACAAACATGCCAGTCCATCCTTGCATTTGTTCTAGACTAGTACCATTTACAGCACTTGCAATTTGAGGGGCTGCAGCTCCTATTTTTTGATAAGATGAACCAACTGCTTCAAATAAAGTGCTTTTAGCTGCTAAAATTTCAACATCGTTAGTTACACCACCATAGAGTTTAGTAAACTCATTCATTGGTTCTGCAGCTAAACTGTTAACTGATGCTACAATCATTGGAATAGCAACCGCCATTCTCATATAAGACATTGCTAATGTTTTAAGCATTTTGTTTTTTGCTTCATACATTTCAGCTGGAGTCTCACCACCAAAAATAGATGCGAATGCTTTACCTTTTTCAACAGTGAATTGAGTAATTGCACTAACAATTAAAGGTATTGCAACTCCTAATTTTCCATAAGTCCATCCAATTGCATAAATTAATGTGGTCTTAGCACCCATATCTACGCCCTCATCATTGGTTCCAACAATAGACTCGATCATAGCTGATACTTTTTCTCTAACTTCAGCTCCGTCTGAAATTGCACTTGTAATTGTAGTAACATCAGTAACTGCTGAGGCTAAAATGCTATAAGGTTCTTTAACATTACGTGCAGCATTAACACCATCAAAAAATGATTGTACCCAGAAACCACCTATTACTGAAATAGTTTCTACTAAAGATGTAACTTTCTCTCTAAGTAATACTGGGTCTGTAATACCTTCTGTAAGTGTTGCGACAGATTCTACTGCATCTGCTAATGAAGAATAAGGATCTGCTAATTGTAATGCTATTTCAGCACCCTTTTCAAAATTAGATGAAGAGAACCATCCTCCGCCACTACCGACACCAGATGCTCCAACTTCTTCAAATACCCCAGCTAAACCTATAATAAGTGCTTTTGTATTCTTAGCAAGCTTAGCAACTAAAGTATCTACGTCTCCAATTGATTTATATCCTGTTGCGTTACCGTCCTTATCAAATCCAGTTGGAAATTTAAGCATTGCCATAGACTGTACACCTTTTGCTAAATTAAATAGCGGAGTACCCATTTGTTTAACAACCTCAATACCCTTTTCATAAGAAGAAGAACTAAACCATGAACTGCCTTGAGCTGCTTTAGATTCTCCAACCTCTGCAAATGCAGAACTTAAACCTGTTATTATTAATTTAGTATTAGCAACTAAGTTTGGTACTGCGGTTCCTAAATCTATAGTTTCATATCCTGTTGGATTACCTTCTTTATCAAATCCTGTTGGGAATCTAAGCATTGCCATAGCTTGAACACCTTTAGCAATACCTGTTAATGATGTACCCATACCTCGAGTAGCCTGAATACCTTTATATACATCACTAGTGAACCAAAAAGGTCCTCCCATTGATGCACCGACTTCAGCAAAAGTTTCAGATAAACCTGAAACGATCATTTGTACATTATCGCTTAGACTAGGTAAATCAGTATCTCCTATAGCTGATGTAAATACTCTAAGTCCTAATGCAATACTTGTTAATGCAGCTCCTGCTAAAATCATAACTGGCGCGCCGGCCATAATACCTAATATTGATAATGGTCCTAATGACATACCATCTGCGATGGCACCCATTGCTGTTTCAAAGTTAGATTTCTTACCACCGAAGAATCCTTTTTCACCAGACCAGTTAAATGCTTTATTACCTTTTTCAGAAATAGTACCTAATTTACTAAAGTCAATTGATGCTAGAGCTGCCATACCTACAGAGATTGCTAACACTGCAATTCCTGCTGCAGTCATTGCGACAGAACCTAATAAGATTAAAGGTGATGCTAAACCAGCAGCTGCCATTGCAACTCCGATCCCACCTATAATTGCTCCCATTACAAGAACTTGATCCATTGTAACATCTTTAGTAGCTGCTGCCATGATTGCTACGCCGGCTCCTATAACGATTAACGCTACACCAGCAACAATCATAGATGCTGCACCTAATGCTATAAATGCAGCCGCTAAACCAGCAACTCCAAATACCAGGCCTAAACCACCTATTAATAATAACATACCAACACCCTCTTCAACAGTAGGTAATGAATGCATCATTGCCATTACACCAAGTCCTAAGACTATTAATGCAACTCCTGCAATTATCATTGCGGCACCACCTAAAGCTACGTTGGCGAATGCCATACCTATTACTCCAAATACAAGACCTATTCCACCAATTAAGGCTATCATGCCTATTCCAACTTCAACACTAGGAATTGCTAATCTCATAAATCCAATACCAACTGATAGTGCAAACAGACCAATTCCCATTATGATTAATGAAAGCGCACCTTGGACGATATTACCTATTTGCTTTCCTATAATAAACATAGTTAATGCCACAGCTCCAATAATCATTAAAATACCCATTGTATCTAAAAATCCTGGCATAATTAAATTAGAAAGTGCTAATGCGACAGATAGTGCTAAAATTGCACCAGCGGCTAAGATTAAGCCCATTGATGTTTTCTTAATAGTTTTATTAATTCCCATTTTCTGGAAGAGCCAGAATACACCACCTATTACTATTAATACTAATGCTGCTACCATTAAACCTTTTATGATTGCTCCAGCAAATGCGTTCATTAACATCAAGCCTAAACCAATAGTAATAATACCAATTCCTAAGAAAGCTAATGATTTTGCATAAGCCTCTGCTTTCGTTTCATCTATTTGAAATAACTTCTCCCATAACATAAATATTGCACCTAATCCAAGTGCAACCATACCGAAGACGAAAAGTCCCATAATAATATGCTTTGCAAGTACTGCCACTAAAGCTAATGATAAACCAATCGATAAGATACCTAATCCTAACATGACCATTGCTTTATTAAAAGTCATAAATTTATCTAGAGCTTCTTCAGTAAAGTGCTCACCTATATACTTTGCTATTGCAACAACACCTAGAAGTAAAGGTACTGTAAATAACATACCTACAAGTGCAACTGGTGCTATTAATACCATTGCTGCCATCAATAATCCAAATTTCACAATTGATGCCCCGATTGCGTGGAGTATTAATAATTTATCCAACTCGCCTTCTTCTAGGCCTTGAGTTGCCATTTTAATTCCCTGTATAATAACATAAATACCGCCAACCCAGACAGGTGCGGTTACTGCTGCAATCATTAAGATTGGTATTCCTATTACCATCGTTGCAGCAAACATTAATATAGATTTACCTATATCTCCTAATACTACTAATCCAGCGTTAAGTGCGCCAAATTTTGACGTTAAATCCTCAGCACTCTCGGCCTGGTTTAACGCGTCAATAATAAAGCCCATACCTAAACCAATTGGTTTAAGTGTTGGTGCTACTAAATTTAATACAATAGCTTCTTGAAGACCACCGCTACCGGATTTTGTACCTTCAACGATAGTTTCTATAGCCTCGACCATTCGGTCTATTCTATCAAATATCTCTCCACCTTCATCAAATGTTTCTGCGACAAGAAGTGTGTTTGCACTAATTTCGCCCAGTACTCCATCTTTAGAGCTAAATTTATCGAATGCAGTAGCTAATGGATTCTTCTTTGGCATGTAACTGACTTAATATTTTTAAAAAGAAAAAGGGTATGCTTAGGAAAACATACCCCTCACTCTTATTATATATCTCTACATTTTCGGCATCTTAAACGATGGCGTCTTCATAGATGGGATCTTGGGCATCGAAGGCGTTTTATACTTAGAGCTCATTGAACTCTGTTGATCGTTGGCCTGTTCTTGTTGATCCGATTGTTGCTTATTCTTATTCTTGATGTACTCCGACAGATTCTTGACATAATACCAATATTCGTAGTAATACATGTTTTCGATCTCTGAAGGCTGCATCCTAAGATGTATACCCAGGTAGAACTTTGTCTTAAAGTAATTCTCCAGCGAGATCTGAAATAATGAAAAGACTTTTGATGCCACCTGGGAACTCAAGAGGGGCTTTCACCAATTCTCCATTGTCTCCAGTAGCTTCTAATGTTGCTTGAACACCAATTCTCATTCTTTCAGCAAGTCTATACACAATCATAAACTTTTTTTGATCCCATGCCTTGTAATCTACTTCTAATTGAAATATCTTTGTTAGGCTTAGAGTTCTCCAGTCACCTTGTATATAAGGTAATACTTGAATAAATGCTTTATCAAATTCTAGTTCTTTCTCATTACGATCTTTTAAGTATTGAGTAACCTCTTGCATAACACCAATTGTTGGTGGACACATTACGATTTCACCAGCAGAACGAGTTTTAATAACATACGTTCTCTTTTTATCATCATAATACTTTTCTATTTCCTCATCGATAATAGAAGGTACTAGGTTTTTAACTGATAATTCAACATCTATTTTCTTTTTAGACTTTTCAGCTTTACCAGCTAACATTAATTTGTTTTCTGGTTCTGGAAATGTAAGATCTCTAATAGAAAGTAATAGAACTATTCTATCCTCTTCTAAAATATCTTTGTAAGATAGTCTTTTATTACCAGCAGTCATCTGTGTACATGATTCAACAACTGAATTTAGCTTCTCTTCCATATCGATGTAGTTATTCTCATCCATTGTAGAAAAGTGTCTAATTTCAGCAGCTCTTGCAGATCTGATTTTGATTACGCTATCAGCTGGGTAGAATTTACCCATTGAAGGTAAAGTAATCTGATCTAACACATGCCATCCTAACGCACTATCAGAAGACTGTGCCTTATCCGGTGTGAAATTTGCCATACTAACTCTACCTAAACCTGCAGAATCTACTGCTGCTTCCATATCATTGGCAGCAGGAGTGTTTGACTCGGCAGTTGGTTGGTTAATACCATCTTTGGCTGCTAAAGCTCTTGCCATGCTAGCTTCTTCAGCACTCATTTTGTTTTTGTCTTTGCTCATTTTATTTACTTTTTAGGTTTCTAAGATTTTGTTTAATGTAGGATCTCTGTTCTACAGTTCTATTACTTAATTCATTTTTAATTAAATTCCTTATGAACCCGCTAACGGATATGGGACGAGTCTCATTATCCAAAGCATCGTTCAGAATAATCCTGTTTACTTCCCTGACTTCCTCTTCGGTAAGCAGTACTTGTAATTTTTTTGTTAGTTTATCGCTCATAATCTCTTATTAACTGAATATTATATTATGTTTTTTAAAGTTAAAAAAAGAACGTGTTGTTTAGACACGTTCTTTATACTTAATTTATTAAATTAGTTCAACTCTTCTGAAAAAGTATCACACTTCCATCCTACTTCTAATGCTACTGCGTCAGCTGACTCGTAGTTAAGTTCACCAACAAGGTTTACACCTGAAGTGATGAAACAATCATCTAAAGTAATTTTTCTGTAAATATCACCTTCTCTGTTAAATTGTACAACAACTATTGTACCAACATAATTCTTTTTAAGACCCATTTCTCCAGTTTCTGGATTATATTGAGCTCTATACCATTGTCTTAATGTTTTATACAAGTAAGCTTGGTTAGAATCATTTAAGTTAAGCGAGAAGCTAACTGTAATATCAATTGAAGTTGCACCAGGCATACCAGCGTAAGATCTATCGGAAAACTTATATTTTTGTCCGATTGCATCTACTGCAGGAGCCATAGTATCTAATCCACTAATTGAATTGACGTGTTGTAAAAGGAACTCTTGTCCAGCAACTCCATCCGGTGGTAAAATTGTTACCTCGAATAGGTTAGCTTGAACGGGCTCGAAGTTTCTTCCCTTCTTGCTAGTTTGGTCCTCTGAATAATGTGGTAAAGCCATATCTTTAATTTCTTATTTTATTTATATATCGTTGTTTTCTTATGCAAAGTTACCCGTTGCGATTTCACCTGTGTTTAAAACAGTTACTCTCGATACTAAGATTTCAAGACCTTTAACTGGTTCTACGAACGTATCTAAGATTCCCATGTTGTTATCGATAACCTCAGACGTGTTGTTTGAGCCATCCATGATATTCTTATAGTCGTATACACCACCATCTTTCTTAACTGATTCCATAAAGTTATCAGCTAGAGTTTTGATCTCTAATCTAGTTTGAGCACTATTGAATTCAAATAGGTAGTTCTTAAGGATTTCTGCAAGACCATCTTCAATGTAAATTAATACTTCTCTTACGTGAGCTGAAGAAAGTGCTGATTGAACTCCTTGTTGTGCAGTCTTGTTACCTTTAATAGTTAAACCTACGCCTCTTTCGAATACGATTGGGTTGTAACCAAATGGCTCAAGAATATCTCTATCATTCTTATCAAATGAGAACTCTAAAGATTGTACTCCAGTACCACCTACAACTCCTCTTCTTGGACCTGCGATGATTGACCATGGTAATGCATCTAAATATTTGTCAATATAGTTGTTTGATACGTAAGCTGCTGGTGGAATTACTTTAGTTCTTCCATTCTCAATTACATTAAGACCAGGACCGTAGTAGAATGCGTAAGATGCACCTTCGTTAATCGATGGTAATGTGTAAAGAGCTGTTGGATTAGTATCTAAGTTACCTCCAGTTGCAACGTGACGTACATTAAATCCGTAAGGAGCAAATGAGTCTTTAAACGTTGGGTTAGTTGCTGCTTTAAGTTCTTTCACCATTGGTGCGTTAAGAATTGCTGCTGCATTTTGTCTTTCTTTACATAAGAATGATAATTCTTCCTTATTTAAGATTGATCCGTTCTCTAAAGAACCAAATGTATCAACTACATATCTAAATGTAATGTTGTCTTTATCTACTAAAGCGTTACCTAAACCAGTACCTGGCTTAATTGCTGCTAGTAATTCTGCAATTGTTTTTGCAGTTTGTGTTCCACCTTCTAATGGGAATGTTTTATAGAATCCAGATGCATCTTCATATCTTTTAAGTGCATAAGCTGGTCTATTAGACACCACTCTGTGCGTTTCAAATCTATAGTAAGTTACACCGTCAACGAAAGTTTTTACAATCTTCTTAATTCTAGATAGTTTGCCACCGTCACCTGGTATATACATTCCTACTTTAATATCAGCGTTTAATACGCCAACACCAGTATAAGAGAAAGTAAAGATACCTGCTCCTAGTGCATCAAAACTCCATCCACCGTTTAGTGTAGGGAACATTTCTGCTCTATGGTTTGGAGATAATGTCCAAACATCAAAACTAGTATTGATTTTATTTATGTAGACACCTAATTCAACTGCTTGTGCATTTGCGTAGTCTGTACTAAATCCAATATTTCCTACTGGAGATATAGTTACTTCACCAGTTACGTTATCAACTTCAATGTTATTAATTGCTACATATTCACCTGCATTTTCAGATAGTAAGAATGAGTCTCCACCTACTAATAAGTCTCCATACGCAAATGGCCCTCCTGAAATTACTAAGTTACCATCACCATCAACTATGATAGATACTGGGTTTTGCCATGTTGCAGAAACTCCATTTTCGAATTTTTCATAAGATTTAGAAATGTCTCCTAAAGCAGTAATAACTACATTACCACCTATATCTTCTATCTTATCGATTTTAACAAATTCTTTATCAACTAGTGCTTTTAAATATTTAGCATCAGTAAGTTCTGGGCTAAGTGCAGCTGCTGTAGCTGTTCCATCTTTAATAGTTAATACTGCACCATCAACAGAAACTATAGCACCGAATTGGGTTAAATCTATATTGTTGCTAGTTTTTTCTTGATTTACTTTATGTGATAATACTTCATAATCTTGGTAGATGTCAAAGTTATTACCGATTAAATCGATTTGTGGAAGTGCATCTTCTTGTACAGCACAGAATAAACCTGTTCTTCTAGCCTCCATATTAATTAGAGTTTCGATGTACATTTGATTACCTTCAGCATCAATAAATTCAGGGATTAAAGATAATCCATTATATTGTGCTAAAAGAGTTACTTCTCTTAATCCAGCGAATTTAGCAAATTGTGATTTTAATAAACCATCTTGATCAAAATAGTCTCCGTAGTTAGGATCATTGTTTAATTCAGTAGCGTCAAATTTACCTTTAAATACAAATACATCTACTAAGTAGTCTGATACGTATTCATCAGCTTCAACTCCTTCTGGAATGTTAGTTTCACCATACCACTCTCTTGCAGTTAATTCAAAACCTCTAGTATCAGCAGCTTGTCTAATGATAATTGTGATAGGATCTTGTTTAATGTTTACGAAAGTGATTCCGTGGTTAGTATCTTCTGAAACAGCAGTTAATAACTTTTCATCAGAAGGATTCCAAAACTTATCAATATCAAATACATCGCTAAATTTCTTAGCTAGTAATAAATCAGATGATTGAATAGTATTAGCAGATAAACCTTCCGCAGAAGAGTTAGTTGCTGGAGAGAATACTGATACTTTATCAGCGTCATCATCAGCAGTTAAGTTTAATGCTAAAATTGGTCCTCTAGATAAAGCTTCAATAGCTGATCTGTGGAAGAACATGTTTTTCTTTTCTAGTGACTTATCAACACCACCGAAAACTTGTTTAAATTGTTCAACATCTTCTACTAATACTGGAGTATTGTAAGGACCTTTGTTAGATCTACCTACAACCAATCTAATAGTCTCAGCTGGGATGTTCACGGTTTGTGATTTGTCAAACTCTAAGCGATATACGCCTGAGCTTTTGAACTGTAGTAATTGAGGACTTAATGCCATAATCTTTTAGTTGTTATTTTTTAATTCTTTTATTATATATCCTTGTCTTTTTGCAAATTTATTTAAGTAGGTCATAAATATCATATTGTAAATCTCCTTGCTGGTCACTGTCTTTAAATAAGATGCTTTCCATCTCGTCGTGAACCGCAGGATCTATGAAATCTAAGATCTCCTCAATGAAATCTGCATAATCCGTTGTATTAAAAAATTCAGTCGCAGTAATACATGTCATAATAACATCATCGTTCCCCATTTGAGCGCCATAACTACCGTTTGGTAAAGTACCAAATAAGGATGCCTCAGTCACTGTAACTTCATCAGTTAAATCTATTCTATTTATCTTATACAATTTTGCAAAGTTCTGACAAAAGATAGCTTTATTGTCAGATTTTAGTTTTATTCCTGGTTTTATTGTCTTTGCGTCGTGTCTATGTCTGAATTTTACTATCATCTCATCGTCAAAATCATTTCTTTGTGGAAATATACTTCTTAGATACTGGAATAAAACTGTACCATAAGTATTATACTCTACAATCATTTTTACGTTTTCAGAGTTAAAGACGTCTACTGCTAAAGTATAAAGTACTTTCGCAAAATCTTCGATGACATGTTCATTAGATTTAAACCTAGCAACTTGTTCAAATTTAAAAAAGTCGTACATCGCACCAGGATTAATAACGTTCTTAATTTCTTCTGAATTCATCGGAGCGACTTTAAAAATATTAATAACGGAGGAATCACCACCATTACCTTCTGCAATATCTACTGAGAACAACCAAAAGTTTTCAGTATCTTTACAAGTATCAATATCAAAGTTTGGATCCCATTCTAAGAAACCTTTTGTATCAATACTAATATAATCGAATTCATCAAAGTCATGATAGACATAAGGCTTCATTCTCTTTCTCATCTTCTTCATATCGACTGGGTCTAATAAGAGGTTGGATGAGGAAACGAATTCATTCCCATATTGTTTATTAAAGGCTTCGATCGAACCTAGGTTAGCAAGCTCTCTATCATACCATGCCTCGTCTCTATCTGGATGTTGCCACCAATCAATTCTTGTCGCTAGATATTCATTATCACCTCGATCTGCCGCAGCATAGATTTGATAGAACTTATTAAATCCGTTTGGCGTAGATGTAATTGTTATTCTTGAGACTTTCGATGAGGATAATGTAGGATATACATTCTCATAAAAAGAATCAGCAATCGATGGATGGACGTGGGCAAACTCATCTAGGTATAAGTTATGGATTGTAAAACCAATACCAGATTTTGCTGTGGTTGATTGTCCTATTAGACGACAACCATTATCACAACGTACATTCATTACATCATATTTAATAATACCAGGTTTCATAAAGAACGGTAAGTTCTCGATTACTGTTTTGGCTTTATCAATAATTTCTTTTGTTGAATCAGATTTATTCGCAAGTAGCAAAGTATTCTTATCCATATTAAAGGTAACATACCATGCATTAAAAATAGATGCGGTAACTGTTTTACCCATTTGTCGAGCAGCAAGAACAATATTAAATCTATCATTCTGGAAATTCCTCAACATATCCTTTTGATAATCTCTCAGCTTTACTTGTTGAATACCTTCATCTGTCATTACTACTGCATACTTCTCTGCAAAGTAGACGATGTCCTTGGCACATCTGGCTAACTCGGTAATTTCCTCATCAGTATATTCAAATACAATATTACCCTTCTTTAGAAATTGTCTACCCTCGTAGAATGGTAACTTAATCTTAGGACGATAACCCTGATCCATAGCAACCAACAAGTCGTTGATTTGCCTAGTCGACCAGACAATTCTATCAGCAGCGGTTGCGTCACCTTCTGCTTTGGGAATCCATTTATTATCTCCTATTCCGTCTGACATTTATTCTTCTGTTGGTTCTACGTCTTCAATATCTTCCTCTGAAGCTCCGTGAATACCTGCTTGTATTGCAGCCATTAAATCTTTTGTACCTCTTTGAATATTTTTATTACTAGAGTCACCACCTGAACTTTCAATTTCTGAGTTATTTGCTCTTTGTTGATATATTTCTAAATCCCTTGCAATTCTTTTTGTACCCTCTTCTGCTGCCATTAAGTACATGGTTTGAGATTTAATAATATCTAACATTGATTTTTGTAGAGTTGCAAGAACCTCAAACATTCTAGGTGCTAATTCTCCAGAGTCAATAGTTTCTAATAGAGTAGTCAGTGCTTTTTCACCAGCATTTAACTGATAAATTAAAGATGACATTGTCATTTCATCCATCTGTTTTTTAGCAGCAATATACTCATCCTTTTCGATAATATCTGCATCGAGATAAAATTTCATTAGAGCGGTAATAGTCTTTTGTGCCTTCTTAGTTGCAGTAGACTTTAATTCAGTATAATTAACCAGTGGCGCCATGGCCGTTGGTTTAGCCTGGATAGGTAGATCTTTAGGGTCATTTTCAACATCAAGTGGAGAATCTCCAATTAATGCATCTAGCTCTAACCTAATGTCATCTGCCTGTTCAGCTATTGTTTTCTTCTTTTCGCTCATATTATGATATTATATTGTATATATCTAGCTTTATACT